CGGTTGCAAACGATATTCCTTTGGTGTTTTCTGCTGCTGCGGGGCACACTAAAGTAGAATCGGGTAACGTAGAGTACGAAGTTACTGCTGTTTCGGGTGAAGTTCTGACAATTCGGGTTCTTGATGATCCTGCTGGTGGTGGTCTTCAGACGATTATTCCTGATAACTCTCTCATTCGTCGTCGCTGGCGTTTCAGTGACCTCTTTGACAGTGCTCCCGGCACATCTGATTGGTCAACTGCAAACGGTCGTGGTGAATTAGATGAATTGCATGTTGCAGTTTATGACACAACAGGAGACATTACTGGTTATGCTGTTGATGTTAAAGGACAACGCACATCATCAGTAATTGAAGTTTGGAATGGACTATCTAAGAACTCCGCTGCAAAAACTACTCAAGGTGGTGGTAACTACTATCCAGATGTTATTTTCCGTGGTTCCAACTATATCTACTGGACAGATCATATTACAGCAGGTACTAACTGGGGTACAGATATTGCAACAGGAACAGACTTTACATTAGTGAGTGGTGTTACAGTTGATTCGCTCACGGGTGGAACGGACGATTACTCTGTTACTGCTGGTGAAATTGAACTTGCTTATGACAAGTTTGCTGATACAGAAAATCTTGACATCAACCTAATTATGGGTGGACCAAGTTCTGGTGTTGCAGATACAGAAGCTGGTCAGGATACTTTTGTAACCATGATTACTGATCTTGTTGAAACTCGTCGGGATTGTGTTGGTTTCGTATCACCTTATCGTTCTGCGGTTGTTGGTGTAACATCATCCATCACTCAGACAGAAAACATTAAAGATGCATTTGATAAGTGCCCATCATCTTCATACATGGTATTCGACAGTGGATACAAGTATACCTATGATAAGTACAACGATGTGTATCGATTTGTTCCTTTGAACGGTGATATCGCTGGTCTTTGTGCATACACTGATGGTGTTGCAGACCCTTGGTTCTCACCAGCTGGTTATAATCGTGGTAGTGTTCGTGGTGCGATTAAACTTGCATACAACCCACAGAAAGCAGATCGTGACATTCTCTACAAGGCACGGATCAACCCAGTGGTTGACTTTCCCGGTCAGGGTGTTACACTCTTTGGTGATAAGACTGCTCTTACAAAACCAAGTGCATTTGACCGCATTAACGTGCGGCGTCTGTTCCTTGTTCTTGAGAAGGCAATTGCCACTGCTGCTAAGTTCCAACTCTTTGAGTTCAACGATGAATTCACAAGGGCTCAGTTCCGTAATCTGGTAGAACCCTTCTTGCGGGATGTGCAGGGTCGTAGAGGTATTTTCGACTTTAAGGTAGTTTGTGATTCAACTAATAACACTGGTGAGGTCATTGACCGTAACGAGTTTATTGGTGACATCTACATTAAACCAGCAAGGTCAATCAACTTTATTACACTAAACTTCATCGCCGTTCGAACTGGTGTTGCGTTTAGTGAGGTAGGAGGTTAATCATGTCTAATATAGATGACTTTAAAGCAAGTTTAATCGGTGGTGGTGCAAGAGCCAACCAATTTAGGGTAACTATTACTCCACCATCAGGTATCGCAATCGGTCTTGATACTCGTAGAACCTCGTTTCTTGTTAAGGCTGCAGCACTGCCATCCCGTGCAATCACTGAAATTCCTTTGAAATTCCGTGGTCGTACAATCTACATGGCGGGTGATGCAGCTGAACCAGAAGCTTGGGAAACTACATTTCTTAATGACACTGACTTTATGATTAAGAACGCAATCGAACTTTGGTCAAATGGTATCAATGATTTCGCATTGAATACTGGTGTTGTATCTTCCTCTGACTATCAGACAGATTTGACTGTTGAACAGTTAGATCGTGACGAAACAGTTCTGAAGACATATATTCTTCGTAACTGTTGGCCAACGACAAGTGGTTCTGCAATTGAACTGAGTATGGATACAGAAAGTGCAGTTGAAGAATTCTCAGTTTCTTGGAGGTATCAGCACTTTGAAGCTTCTGGCGTAAACTTCTAATTTGAACCTACTAAATAGACGGTAGGAGATAAAAAATATTATGGCAGAATTATTCGGATTTTCGATACAAAAATCACAAAAGGATCAGGGGCTCAGTGGAAAAACTTTCACTGACCCCACTCCTGATGACGGCGCAATTGAGATTGCAGGCGGCGGGTTCTTTTCATCTGTACTAGATACGGATGGACGTGAACGCTCCGACATTGACCTTATTCGTCGATATAGAGATATTTCTATGCAGTCGGAGTGTGATGCTGCGGTTGAAGATATTGTGAATGAAGGGATCATCTCAAATCTAAATGATATTCCAGTAAACATCGATTTAACTAACATACCTTATCCAGACAAAATTAAAAAACGTATTAGAGCAGAGTTTATGGAAGTCTTGCGTCTTCTCAATTTTAATGAGAAGGGTCATGATATCTTTCGTCGTTGGTATGTTGATGGTAGGTTGTATTACCACAAAGTTATCGATAACAAAGACCCACAGAGGGGTTTAACACAACTAAGATTTATTGATCCAACTAAGATTCGTAAGGTTCGGGAGACAACGAAAGCTCCTAGCGTAGACCAAAATGGCGTTGAAATGATTGCTAAGGTAGATGAGTATTTTATCTACAGCGATAAGGGTTTTGCAAGCGTGGGTTCACAGGGTAATAATCAGGGAATTAAAATTTCTGCGGATTCAATTGTATATGTTCCATCAGGACTCCTTGACAGTAACTCAGGTCGAGTTATCTCACACCTACACAAAGCAATTAAACCAGTTAACCAGTTGCGTATGATCGAGGATGCGATTGTTATCTATCGTATTTCTAGAGCACCAGAACGTAGAATTTTCTATATTGATGTTGGTAATCTACCAAAGGTTAAAGCAGAACAGTATCTAAAAGATGTTATGAACCGTTATCGTAACAAGTTAGTTTACGATGCAAGTACAGGTGAGATTCGGGATGACCGTAATCACATGTCTATGTTGGAAGACTTTTGGCTTCCTCGCCGTGAAGGTGGTAGAGGCACAGAGATTACAACACTTCCTGGCGGTTCTAATTTGGGAGAAATTGATGACATCGTATATTTCCAACGGAAACTATACCGTTCACTTAACGTGCCGATTTCAAGACTTGAAGCTGAAAACGGATTCAGTATGGGTAGAGCCTCAGAAATTACTAGAGATGAACTCAAGTTTACCAAGTTCGTACAGCGTATTCGTAAGAAATTTGTCCCCCTATTCACTGACTTGCTCAAAACTAACCTACTCCTTAAAGGCGTAATCTCACCAGAAGATTGGCCTCGTATGCAAGAACATATTCAGTATGACTTTATGGAAGATGGTCACTTTGCAGAGTTGAAAGACGCAGAACTTCTTAATGATCGTATTCAGACACTTGATAGCATTCAGTCTTACATTGGAACATTCTTCAGTAAAGAATATGTATTAAGAAAAGTCCTAAATATGACAGACGCAGAAATTGAAGAGATGCGAGTTCAGATGAAGAAAGAACTTGAAACTGATCCCTTGGATGGTGGAATTGATATGCCAGATGGTGGTGATGGTATCACAAGGTATCCACAAGATGGAGATGGTGGTATTATTTCACCAGAACAGATGCCAGACTATGAAGACCCAGCACAAGATGGTAAACCAGATGATGATCAGAAATTTAATGGAGGAAAGTAATTATGAGTAAGGAATTTGTAGATGCTCTTGTAGATGGTAACAATCTAGAAGCAGAGAAGGCATTTAGTATTACAATGGCAGCTAGGGTTGGTGATGCGTTAGAAGTTAAACGCAGAGAGCTTGCTAATACTTTTGTTAAATCTCAGAAAGTAGAAGTTGATGAAACGGATTGAGGAAATCTATGAATCTACAGTTGTAGAGAGGGATGAGCACAAGAAATCTATCCAATATAAGCGTCTTTCACCCAAAATGAAGGACGCAGTGGACGATTTGTTCAAAAAAATGGATGCGAAACCTTCAGATTTCCTAAATAGTTTCGAAAGAACGATTACCGATGTATCAAAGAAATTTAAAGTCCCTGAGAGGGAACTTCTTGGATATTTCGAAAAAGAAATGTTAGCGATCTAGGAGAGATAGATGTCATTTGTAACGACAACATTAAGAGATACGATTGTGAATGCCCCAGCTGCTGGTGGTATCGTAACGGTAAAGGCAATCTTTGATAATGATACTGCTGACAATCTCATTCTTAATGCAGACGACCCTGCTCTTTCTGGATTTGCAAACGGTTGTAAGTTAGACCTGTCCCGTGCTTGGTGGGCCCTTACTCAAGGTACTGCTGCAGCAAACACTGGTGATTTAATCATTAAGTTTATCGGTTCTTCGACAAATGTAGTTGCACTACAACTTGCTGGTACAGGACACTATGATGGTTCTGCTGGACTAATCAAGGGAACTGCAACAAATACGACTGCAACATCCTCTGATATCAACGGAGAAACAAGGGGTACTTCTGGGTTTGTTATTTTAGAATTTAAAAAAGACAACGCTTGGACGGCATAAGGATAAAACAATGAAACTATTTTCAGAGGCAGTCGAAGACGTAGAATATATCTGCGAAGCAAAGGAAGACGGTAGTAAGAACTACAAGATTCGTGGTATCTTTATGCAAGCTGACATCAAGAACCGTAATGGTCGGGTGTATCCTATGGAAATACTCAACAAAGAAGTTACTAAATATAACAAGAACTTTATTAAAGAAAGTCGGGCATTTGGTGAACTCGGTCATCCAGACGGGCCAACCGTCAATCTGGAACGTGTATCACATATGATTACGTCTTTGGAGCCAGAAGGAAAGAATTTTATTGGAGAGGCGAAGATTATGTCTACGCCTATGGGTGAGATTGTGAAGAGTCTTATGGACGAAGGTGCAAAACTAGGTGTTTCCTCACGGGGAATGGGCAGTCTAGATCAAAAAGGTGGTGCGAACTATGTGCGGGACGACTTCTATCTCGCAACAGCAGCAGACATTGTTGCTGACCCCTCTGCGCCAAACGCTTTCGTAGAAGGTATTATGGAAGGTAAAGAGTGGGTTTGGAACAACGGAGCGTTGTTGGAATCGGAAATGGTAGAGATGAAGAGAGAATTTGATGTGAAGCAACGTCAAAGAAACGCAACAAAAGAAGCACTAGCATTTGCTAAGTTTCTTAAAAGACTTTAATTTATAAATAATCAACAGAACTAGGTAAGGAGACACCCTATGTCAGAACTAGAACAAACAATTGAAGAGTTGGAAGCAGAAGTGCTTGCGGAACTCGAAGAAGCAAGTGATGCCCAGACAAAGGGTGCTGCTCCTGCTGAACCAAAAAAGAAGGTCGATGCAGTAACACCTGGCGGCGAAACCGAAGATGGTGGAGCGGCCGTAGTAGAACCTGATGCAAAGAAATCACCAACAGACGTTGCTACAAAGAAAGCAAAAGAAGTTAGTAGTGATGCACAGCAGAAGGGTGAAGGTAAACCTGATAAACCTCAGAAACTTGCTGC